GCCATGTAGGAAGATTATTCAGGATTGCGGGTCCAAAGCCATCGATCGGAGCAACATTTGGTATGATGACTGCTCCGCTGCCTCCACCAGTAGTTGAAAATCGTACACTAGCATTATTGAATCCAGTGGTATTATTCGTATTAGTAAAAGTTACTCCGGTGATAACATTCCCGGTACGAGTGATCGTCAATGGAATAGGACTAACGGTACCATCTCCTATTAAGAAAGCCGTAGGATTAGAAGTATAACCTGTGCCACCATTCGCAATGGTGAAGCCGTATACATGACCTTTCGTAGCGTTATTTGCAATTTCGCCGGGTAATAATGTTAACGGATTCCCATCATCATATTGAGTAGGATCAAGTTTGACTGCGATAAATTGGTCAGTATTAAATGGTACGTCAACGATATTCTCGATGTTAGCGATCGCGATCCATGTATATCCAGTTGATGCCGTATATTTAGTATATAGCGCTTGCGCTGACGGAATATTATTAAGCCCAGATCCATCTGACAAAAGACATAACCAAATTTTAGAATCGGCTATTGCATAGCACGGATAAGTTGTTACTGACCCGACAGTTGTAGGAGTAAAACATGTATTATCATTTGCAGCATACGGTTTATGCTTATTATCGAGTTTCCAGGCTACGTTCGGAATAATAATACGACTCTTAGATGCGTCTAATTTAAGAAGTGAGATTAGGTTATTTCTCACTTCTTTCATTTCTGCGACTGATCCTACTGGAAGCGGGGCAGAGAAAGTAGGAGCAGTCTCCTCAAGTTCACCGTTTGCGGGCCAAGAATCGGTTTTTCCGATACCGACATAATAGTCATTAACTCCGTCTAATATATCTGCTAAAACTGAGGAAGCAGAATTTCTTCTAAATTGATCTGTGATGATAGCAGCCATTTTTTATTTATTCCATGTAGTGGTTATGATTATTTATAAAGAACTATTGTAAGCATTTGCGCTGTCCCATGGGAATTCGTCTGGGATATCGTCATAGTTGGTAGTGGCTAATTGCCATCCTGTTTGCGGATATTGTATTGATCCTCCTGGAGATACATATGTAGTGGGTTGATCGTACTCAAAGGTAGAATTCGACCATGGATACCAGGATCCTCGAATCGATCCGACATGTGTGATCGCGTTTTCCATGGCATCCTGAATAACCGTATTGGCATATCCATCTATCAACGGTGTAGGATCCCAGAATTTAAGGTATTCGAGGTATTCACGTTGTGATTCTTCCGAAGAAGAATTACTGGCAACGATAATCGATTGACTAATAATATAGACCGCACGAATGAAATTCGCTTCTGCTCCTTCGGCAATCAATGCCGCGATAATGAATCTAAGTTTTCTATTGTTTGAACTTAGCCAACCGGGTTGAAACTTAGGACTATGAAAAGCGTTCGATGTCGGATCGAGTAACCTCGGACTAATAAAGGCATTTAGCCAACTCAGATCTACTGTAGGATTCGTCGAATCATAGTTAATGTAATTATCCCAGATGTTCGAACGGAAAACCAATACTAACAGCTCTGAAAATAAATATAAGCCAGCAGGATGTACTAATTTTAGATATGATTTTTCCCAGTCTTCTAATTGAAGACCGGTTCGAATTCCATACGAATATTCTTGCCAACGATAACCATCCTGAATTCGGTTCCTATCCGAGATGAATCCTTTTCGATCGCTATATTTCCAGGTATCGAATGCATTTTTAGTTGATAGCTCCCAGGTATAATGAATAAAGTCAGTGCATTCATATACATCATCAGTTCCTGATACGAGTACCAATTCTCCTAATGATTGTGGGACAGTAGCTCCGATATTATTTACATAATATGTTGTAGTAAATGTTCCGGCATGCAAACTTATATTAAGAGCTCCGCTTAAATTAAGTGGGCCTATAGTATTCGTAATTGATCCAGTGACAGTGCCAATTGCAGAGGCAGTGACTAATGCAGATGCTGATACTGAATTATTTACGGCATTAATAAATTGTGCAGCAGAACTTACTTCGGCAACGACAATCGGGGTACCGGTGGCTGTACCGATCGGCGTCCAAGTGGTCACCAAATCTGGGGTTGCAACGCTATCCGATGATTCCCATTGTGCTCCGGAATCGTTATCAACGAGTGCCCAATAATTATAGCCGGCACCGTTCCATGCAAGAGTATATCGACCTGTCGCGGGGTCTCCAGTCTCAGTATATGACGGCTTTGAGTTAATCACCCCCGTGTATAGCAACGCCGGGATTACGAGAGGCGTAATTCCATTGCTCGTTAGTTCCCCCGTCACCACCATTCGCGCCTTCGTACCAGGAGTGACCTGGACCAGTTCCTCGCCGAAAGAAGAGGTGAACACAGCGACGTCCGTCGTAGCTTGTTCAGCCGGCGTGGCATATGTTATTGATATATCATTTCCGAAGGTACCCGAAAAATTGGCAGTATATAATATGGTATTATTATCACCATCGGCATTGATAGTCAAAGATGCTGTACTTGCTGGAATGACTAATGCGTTCCAATCAATAGCGTCTTGCGGATTAATTACATCTGAATATGAAACCCAGCTGTTTGTTCCAGTCGTCAATGTCCATCTAATATTAGGTGAATCCCAGTAAAGTACATGTGAAGGATTCTCAGACGATACATAACGGGCTCTCCCATTTAAATCAGTGATCCTATACAATGTATCGAAAGTAAACGAATTAATTCCATTTAATGTTAAAGATGATTCACCAACAGTTAAAATCTGCGGATTCGCGGTTAATACTTCAGTAGAAGTTAAAATATAATCGGTTAGAACCGGATTGATCGTAATATATTCTGGTTCGGAGCTAATCGGAATATCACTTAAGATTCGATCTATCTCGAATTGTGCAGGTATTACTTTGCCTGAACCATCGGATGTCTTGAACAAATAGTCTTTTGGATAAACCAATTCAATGAGCTCATCGAAAAATATACGAAAGAATACTAAGGCACTATCCGAGGTTCCACGAATGCTATAGTATTTTACGATCTTTTTATATAAAGACACACGATCCAACACCCGCGAATTTGGTATACTGTTCGCGATTTCGGCTTGAATAGCATCAAGATAAGAAGCCGAGACGCGATCAATATCATGCTCGGTAGTTATGTTAGAGATAACGTTGCTCGGGAGACCAACGGTATTCATATATTCATAATACTGTTCCAGGAATCCGATCAACGCTGTGGCATTCTCGGATATCGCTTGAGGCAATAGTTCGCGAACACGTTGCGATTCTTGATTTCGCGGTCTGGAATCGGCTACGCTAAGTATCATACGTCTCGGTTAAATGTTGTATAGTTAATTCCGCCGTTAGATCCACCTGAGATAATCTCATCGATGTCGCCGATGATCGTAGTCTTACTGAAATCAATCAATAAGAGTTGGTTTCGAATGACCGGAATATCGTCGGCAGCAGGATTGACATAGATATCAATTGTAATATCTACATCTGCTTTTAGTGTCGTAAAGTTGATAGTGCCGATCGTCGGGTTTAAATTTCCTACGCTCTGTAACACTCGAATTTTATCGCCAGATGAGCTAAGTTTATAGACATATACGTTACGTACCGAAGTATCGGTCGGATCATATTCATCGGCTAAATAACATTGTTGTGTCTGATAGGTAAACGGACTCGACGTAATGAATGATTCGGTTTTATCGAAGTTACCATATAATTCGAATGAAAATGATATCGAAGATTGATAATCAGTTGGGGTGATATTGATCTTTTTATAAGCAAATACTCTGGCAGTTGAGTTTAATATAGAGATGTTACTATTGTCGATCTTCGATAAAAATTTCGAATGTCTAAAGATTCCATCGAACGCGAGTAGGTTATCTTTCTCGTATTGTTTTGTGGCGGCGCTGACAACACCTTGTAAATTTTCTTTTGAAAGAGTAGTAATAGCTGGATTATATTTGAAAAATATATTAAAATATAAGTAGGTATACTCTGGATCGATTAATATCGGTGTAATAGAAAGCACTCGCTTTGGTTCGAGTAAAGAAATGATCTGCGTCTTTTGATCTTCAGTCAAGTAAAGGTTTTCATCGGTACTAGTAGTATTCGAATCACCCTTTGGTTTTATCGATATGAATACCTTACCATATTGAGGAGGTTCATTGTATTCTCCTCCCCAGACAGAGATCGAATCGACGGCCTTAAATTCTGAACGAATGATAGCTTTATAATCGTCAGATGTGACTGCCCGGTTTTGGGCGATCAATGATTGAGGAGCATTTTTACGAATACTATCCAACGATTCACGAGCGGCACCACCAAATGATTTAGATTCAGTAACAATTGTCGGATTGCCGGTGGTAAAATTTAATTGAGAATCTGCAAACTTAAATGTAGAACAACCATTTGATACGGCGCCTTGTGTAACAATATACTCGAGTTCGATGACACTAAGACTGCTCGGCGCTTTACCAAATATATTATTACCAAAGGTAATCTCGTAATTACCTAACGTATTTTCATTTAAGAAATAAATCGTAGATTCTCCGTCGATGCTATCAAATGTAGAAAATCGATTATAAAGTGTAGATTCACTTACAGTTTGATTAGGATATACTCGTACAACTAATGTAGTAATATCAATGTTAGGATCAGCGATAATAAATCTTTGATTCGTATTGGAGGCGTCTACACTATATCTAGAAGTAGCAAACGCACCTTGTAATAGTTTTACTCCAGAGAATGCGTATTGATTATTAACATTAGAAGCGCTATAGGTCTTATCGACTATATATTGATAAGTTACGCCATCAAGAGAAGATTTAAATTTAGTTCCCTTGGGCAATTGAAGTTCATTATTATTATTAATGCCAGAGGAAGAAGCTAAGAAAGAAATATCTATGTATGCATATGGCGCTAATACGCTATATGGAAGATATCCAAGGAGTTTGGCGGCAGAAACAACGTTCGAACGAACTTGTGCAGTATCTAAGAAGCTTTCGTTGACAGACATGTGCGCTAATACCGCATTATAATGAGTATTGTATGCCAAGACATCCATCAATAAATTTAATCCCGAACCGTCGTAATCCCAATCTTTGAAGGGTGAATCGGTACTCTTAAAATAACTCTTTAAATTATCCTTGATTTGATCAAAGTCGAGTTCAGTGACGTTAAGTTGTGCCATATTAGTATATTATCGTAATCTGTTTAAATAGAATGAAATCTCGGCTTCACGATTATCAGCAATGACATTAAAAGATATATTTACTACGTACGCATTACGATCAGAATCGTCGAGAATCTCAACGTCGACTTGATTGATACGCGGTTCGTGTTCTAATAATACTTGTTCGATCTCTTGACGAATAGATATAGCCGTAAATGGAGTAGCGTTTTCAAATAACATCTCAGTTATTCGACATCCAAGTTCAGGATGAAAGGGTCTATCAAATCTTGAACTTAAGACGAGATTTTTCACTGCATTTTTGACTGCATCAATATCGGTGATTGGTTTGATATCTTTTAATACTGGATGTTCAAAAAATAATGTGTTTAGGTCAGCATATAATACTTTACGAGAGACGACGCTAATCGTTCCATTTACAGGGTTATAATCTGATAAGACCGAACTCATATATCTCTATTTATCTAAATCACCATGGTAGAGGATTAGAAGCCCGAGTATCAATATGTGTGAACGTAGCATATGATCCTATTCCACCTGTAAATTTACCTTGACTACGTCGTTGACGCAACAGATTAAATATTTGATTTGGTAAATACCCGGACACAGTGAAATCGATCGCTCTAAATTGCATATGCGTACTATTTTTTGCTACACCATCAGTATAAGTAGCAAGGCTAGCATTATATGCCGGACTTCTCCAGGCACTATTGATCGTTATCGTTCCGCCGATGTCATCGATCAAGGCATCAAGTGCGCGTATCGTCGGAGCGATGTTAGGCCATAGATTAGTCGGAGGAGAACCATTTACGACTCCTCTTTTAGTTCTTTTCGAGAAGAGACTCGAAATTTGACTCGATCTAATATGTTTGAATCCTTGCGAGTCGAACCATGTGGCAAATGTTTGTCCTTCTATAACTTCTACGGTAGGTATTTCGATATTTTGCCCACGCTTAAGAACGATAGCTTTCCATTGTTCTCTTAATGCAGCCTGAACAGCAGTAATCGTCGGAGAACCAGCAGATGTCTGACCATTAGAAGCACCTGCGGCAGCATCTACTAATGCTGGTAAATTACCGATTAAAGACTCGATAGACTCAGATGATATACTTCCCTTTGGATCAGTATAGTATACTGCTTGCACAATTTGTTCTATAACTCGGTCAGTAGAAACATTGACTATACTATACACACTCTTTGCATTATCAAGTTCTTTTGAAAGAAAAATAAAATTATCTTGTATCTCTTTCTCTGAACCATCTAAGTTGGCAATAGATGTATCAGAGAGTGGTTTTCCTTGACTTTTGGCTTTATCACTAAATGTTTTAAATGATGGTTGGTTCGACAAATCAGCTAATTCAGCCTCTAATGATATTTTCTTTTGACCAAGGGGACTATTGTTTATGGCTGCATAAACTTCCTCACACCCGCCTACTGCTGCATCATTCGTAGAAACATAATCCTTAGGGAGATTATTTGTTGTAGTAACAGGTGCTTCAGCCGGAACTTCTGGACCACCAGTAGGAGTTTTTGGTGGTGGTCCTTCTAATACAATAGTACCATCTGGATTCATTTTAAAGTTAAGAGTCAGTAGATCACATATCGATAAGTTAGCCAAAGAATTAATTAAATCTACGATACCACTAACAACTTTCCCCCATTTTTCGATGAGTGCTGCAGCCGCTTTTTTAAATTCGGCTATCGACCCGCTAATCTTATCTTTCAAAGCCATTAATTCAAGTAAGAATGCCGGTTTTGCAGGAAGTTGAGGTATGAGTGATGATAACGCATCTTTCAACATGGTTTTAATAGCTAATATTGCTGCGTTAATCTTTCCCATTGCCGCGGCGATCGCTTCCTTTAATTTTTTCTTTAAATCAGCAATCAACGCATCCAAAGGATTTCCTGAACAGAGTAACTTAATCGGATCTAATTCCATACGAATCTATTTATGGGTTTAAATCAATTTTAGGCGCAGTAATCGTCGTAGCACCAGTTGATGACATATTCGTTTCGCCTGCAACTACATTACTAAAACCTGCTCCAGTAAAATCTGAACGAACACCAAAAGTATTAAGTTCATAATCAGCAATGATATTTAATTCCGCAGCGGTGGTATCAGTCGACATCAATCCGGTGATAGTTAATTTATCATTGCCATTAATCGTCGATTCTCGATTGGCACCAGTATTTAATACTGTTAAACCAACGTGTTCGCTCATGACGCTACCACCCGCTTTCGTTTTTATAGATCCCTTAACATTGATATTATAGTCTCCTTCGACTTCAAGATCATAACTACCACGAATCAAAGTCTTGCACGATCCGGCAATTGTCAGGTTGCATGATCCTTGAATAAAAACATTATCATCTTTAACTACGATCTTATAAGAGGAACCAACAATTGTAGTTGTTGAATTACCTGAAGCATCAATCTGCCGCATTGTTCCGCTACGATGCATTTCAGATATACGTTCTGAGCCTGGCGTATCATCAATTTCGATAACATGACCACTAACAGTACGAGTAGCATTATTATATGGATAGGCAGGTTTAACAGTATCTTTTACAGAAGGAGCTGTCCATGACCCACGTTTAGGGGGTTTGGCGCTCGGGTCAATCGTACTAAGTGTAGGTGCAACCGCAGTCTCGATTGTCTGATGATCGGTTTGATTTTGAATAGAATAACCGCTACTATTCTTATAGTTACTCGTACCAATCTCGGGGGTATCGACGCCGTTTCGTTTAGGATACGTACCACCTGGATCCGCAAATGTGGAACCAGGCGATTGGCGAGTCGAATTACCAGGTATCGATCCGACCACGATTGGATCCTGACAATTTTCGCCATCTCTGAAAAATCCCATTACCCATGATCCCGGCAAAAGACCCGTTGCCGTCTGACCTATTCCTGACATAGAAGCCGAGGTAACTGGCATTAATGGCGTTGCCCACGGTAATGAAGATGTTGGAAGTTCTCCGCTATCATCGGTATGATAACCGATGGCTCGAACCTTTACTCTTCCCCGCTCTTCCGGGTCGCTATTATCCTCGATGACGCCTGTAAACCATTTAAGATCATTCATAATTATGCCGAATCCCTTCCAATTGTTAGTTGTGTAGTATATAAACCCTCTTCAAATCGATGAGAAGCTTTAAATACTAAATATTTTCCTGAAAATGAAGAATCATTGAGATTTGCTCCACTACCGCCAGGTTCTCTAAATTTTTGTTGGTTATAATAATTTATCGCCTTTGGAATATCAATGTTAATTTTTCTTCCGACATTCAACGCAAAATCTCCGTAAACGATAATATCATGGCTTTCATTTTGTAAATTGCCGATGACCGATTGAGCTTTATGTTGGGATTCTGATAATGCAAAATTTGAATTTTCAGAAGAAAACCCGTAAGAAGATGGATTAGTATAAACATAATTGATTTTTGCCGAGGTCATATCATTTAGGGTAAGCGCAGCTCCGTTTTTAACTACGCCAAAATCACCGGAATAATTTTTTCCTTTACCTAAACTTAGAGCTTTACTCGATTCGGTCGAATGATTAAATGATCTAGTTGTGATATTTTTATTGGCAATGTCGACATACCGAGTTTCCGAGGCAAATGCCCCTTGTCTTGCTTGATTTATTTTATCAAGTTTTAAATTTGAAGATATTCCTAAAATACGATGAGTAAGTTCTTGAAATCCGCTCGCCCCTCCCGGGGTTTCTTGATAGTCACGGCGATAAACAAACGTTTTATAAATCGGATTAGTACTATCTGATATCAAAGATGAGATCGATGATAGTTGAACTTTATTTAGAATTGTTTGAAATAATATAAATGGAGAACCGTGCTGATCATATGTGTGATTCACCAACCATTGAGCATTTTTAATTGGAGTATTGATTGGTAAAACTCCGGTAAAATTAGTCGAGGGTTCTCCAGTAATTATAAATCGATCTTTTGATATGGATAAATCCTCGACGAATATGTTTTTAATATTATCTGCCGTATGACCAGTCACCGAACGACTAATTTTTGTTAAACTTGAATAA